CAGCCAGCGCATTGAACTCTACAACCCAGGCAGCTTCATCAGCAGACATTGAGCGTGGCTTGGCTTCGTTAGGCACTCGCAGCGCCCAAGTGCCACCAGCTCCATCCTCAAACTCAATCACGTCTGGCGGCGGCTCAGTCGGTTTCGGCGTAGGTTTGGCAATGGCATCCAACGGATTAACGGGTTTGCCTTCTGGCTTTGGAATTGGTCTTTTGCTGCCAGCGTTGCCGTCATCGTCTTCCCCAACGGCTGCGATGCCGCACGCTGCCATCAGCGAAAATCGACGAGCGTAGGTCAATGCTGAACCGTATCCTTGAGGGTCGTGTTTGGATGCTGGAACGTGCAGTTTGCCCATGCGAAGCATTTCTCCGGACTCATGGAGAAAGCACGTCTCCACGCAGACTCCATCAGGAACCTCAAAGGTTTCCTGGTAAACAGCGATGCCGTTCTCAAGTAGGGCGCTGTTGACGGCTTCCAAACAAACTGCAAGATCAGCGTATTTGTTTTTGAAATGCGAGTTGGTTTCGGTCTTGAGCGCTGGCGCAAAACCACGCTTGGCTGCGACAAATGCTGCTGCGATTTTCATTTTGGCCCCTTGATGGTGACGGTTGACTGGCGAATGCTATGCGCTGGTTTAGCTGGTACGACCTTCTCCGGCTGCGCTGCATAGTTACGGATTGGCCAGGAGATACGGAATTCCTCAGCGTGCGCCAGCGTTGCGTTGCCAAGCATTTCCTTCAGCTCGGTCTCACATTCCTCAATGCTGGCTTCCAGCACCTTAATTTCCTGCTTGGCTTTGACGATCCGCTCGACCAGCGTTGCTCCCCACTCGCCGAGATCAACCGAATCTAGGTTTGGATCGCCAGGCCACTTGTGGCCAAATTCTTCTGGATTAGCAGGGTCATACCATTCAACTTCACCAGTCTCTGACCAATGCGTGATCTTGGATTCAAACTCAAACGCTTTCTTGCGAATAAGCGCTTGGGTCTCCTCGTGAGGCGCAAACAAAAAGATTCGCAGCTCAATGCCTTGATAAAGCACGCATACGGCGCCCCATTTAGCGCCATAAATGTCCATTTGCGCTTGGAGCTGAAGCGGTCCCCGACTCATTGCCGGACAGTCTTCGGGATACGAGCTGGTCAGCTTTGCCTCAAGCACGCCAAAACCGTCCAGCTTGATTGACTCAGCGCCAATAACGTATACGCCGGCATCTGGATTGTTGGTAACAACCAAGCCGTTGCCGTTGCCGTCTCCGTCTAATGAACACGCGATTGGCGCATCAGGATGAAAGTAGGGCTTTGGATGATCTAGTTTCAAATGCGACAGACCCAGGCGTGCGCTTGCCTCAAGCAGCAGAGGCACTTCCAGAAGGTTGCCCCAGTGCATTGCCTCATTTTCTTTGAACGGCTCTACAACGTCCTGTAGCGCGTTCAAAACACTTTCCAGTACCTTATTGGGCGTCTCGTATTTGCTGTGGCCCAGCAGGGCCGGCACGCGGGATGCTGAGAGCATTGTGTTGGGGGTTACTTTGCCGACCATTACAGACCTCCAGAGAGTGCGAGAAACAAGCAGATCGCGGACATTGCGCCGATGGCGATACTTGCCAAAATAATTGTGAGATTGGAATCGTGTTGGTCTTCAGGTCTCATTGCTTGGCTCCTCGGGGGTTGGTTCGACTGATTTGATGGTGACAAAGTTTTCATCGTCGTAGCGATCAAAGCGCATCTCGCTGCTAAATTCTTCGTAAACTTCGCGGTGAACGTGAGCGAGGATAATTGCCTCGATTTCTTTTCTGGTGAATATGATTTTCATGATGCTCCTTGATTGGGGCCGAAGCCCCGGTTGGTTTATTGTTTAGCCCAGTACCCGTACACCATGCGGTCGGTGCAATCCCATACGTCGTTTGCCACTCCGTCAATTACCGCTACAAAGTGACGAGCTTGTTTGGCAATTACCACGCCTGTCAGATCACTACAGCGAGCTTTGCGTCCTGCAAACTGTGGCGCTTTGTGCCAGACCCATCCGTAACGCTTCAGAACCTCGGCGTAGACATCTTTCATGACGCCGTTACGCGCTGACTTTGCTCGACCGTTGTCGGCGTTAGCCTGGGCTAATTCTTTGTATGCAGCTTTGTAATCAAGATCCAACGCAATTGCCATCGCACGAGCACCGCAGTCACCTGCTGTGCCTTTGAAACCTGCTGCCTTGCGGCCTCCGTCGTTATGCTTGTAGTTCATTTCTTGGCTCCTGTTGTGCGCCACGACGTGTGGCGCATGAGTAGAACTGTACAGAGGTTGACAACCGTTTGCAAGGGGGTAGAGCAACTTTTTTTCTAGGGACAAACCCTAGTACAAATTTTCTCCACAAGCCCATCGACTTCGGGCATCATCTGCCGTTCCCACTCGGAGATCAGATGTTTACCCTTCAGTTCGTTATCCCTGGACCACCAGTCGGCAAGGGCAGACCACGGTTCAGCACGCAGGGCGGCAAGCCCCGCAGCTACACACCGGCTGTTACTCGAGAGTACGAAGCGCTAATCGCAGCTCGAGCTGCCGAGGCAATGGCCGGTAGAGAACCGCTCAAGACGCCGTTGAGAGTCATGATTGAGGCGACGATAAGCATTCCCCTGAGCTGGTCCAAGACTAAGCGCCAGGCAGCGTTAGATGGCGATGTATACCCATCACGACCAGACGTCGACAACATTGCCAAGACCGTTCTGGACGGGATGAACGGCGTGGTTTACGAGGACGATGCTCAGGTAATGTATCTCAAAGTATCCAAAAAATATGCTGAAGAAGGCAGCGTCACGGTCTGGTTGTCGGAAAATCTCAAATGAGCAAAAAGGCAAACTTAGAAGCCCAAAGACGTCTGGAACGGATGCCCTACAGACTGATGGATTTGAATGGAAAACCCGTCAGAGATTATACAAAAGCTGAAAAGGAGATCGTAAGAAATCAAAAGAGAGTACGAAAGCAGCCTCAGAAACAACCAGTCATAGCCTGTGGATAACCTGTGGATAACTACCCTAGAATCTGTGGATAACCCTGTGGATAACCCTGTGGATAACTTTTCTTCATATACGCGTGCCCGTAGAGATCTAAGACTAAGATCTAAGACTAAGATCTAAGACTAAGAGAGCTAAGACTAAGATCTTTGACAAGGAGCTAAGACTAAGATGAAAGACTCTATATTTAATTTTACTAAAGAAATAAGAGGAGGTTTGAAAAAAATAAAAGGTGCCCAAATAAGCAGCAAGCTGGTAAACGAATTGATTGCTCTGGACATGACGTCAGCGCAATTGCAAACCGGCATCGAATCGGTCATCAGACGCCGAATTGATGCTAAACAACCCGAGGTTGAAACAATGGAAGAATTACTTTCCGAAGTTGTGACCGACCAAATCCTGAGAAACAATTTAAAGTGAATCAAATGAATAAACCAATCGCAGCCAAAGGCAATTACGAACAGAAACCTGGCAAGGGCGCAGCATTTCCTAACGACAAAAAGGTCGAGGATTGGCACGCTGATTACAAGGGACGGATCTGCTTGCCAGACGGTTCGATGCACTGGCTGGACGTGACGATCAAAACCGCTGCCAGCGGGATGCAGTACGCTGCAATTTCGATTGGAAACGCTTGTGAACCGACTACCGCGGTCGATCATGGCCCGAAAAGGCATCCAGACGGCCACAGAAACGGCTTTCAGCAGGCAGGTGAGGCTACCCTACCAGCTCGGATGCAAAACGCGCCACAGGGCCGCGCATCGAGTTTTGACGAAAACGACGACGACTCCATCCCGTTTTGATTAAAAGGGGTTAATAAAATGGAAAATAAAATAGATCCAATTCAAATCATTGCCAATCATGGTGCAATGACGTCAAAGCAATGCGCTCAATACTTTCCCGGCTTAAGCTCAAAGGATGTTGATGCAAAGCTTCGCCAGGGCTTCCGGGTTGGCAAACTTTCCCGACGCATTGACGAGTCTTGCACGACCAACCGAGCGAGCTACATTTATTACGATGGCAGCGGCACCGCCAGCAATCGTGAGCCAGAAAATTGCGCCATTTTGAGAACGCTTGGTAAACCTGTGGAGGCTGTTGATGGAATTTACTAATGGACGGTTTGTGTACAAAGCCGACGAGTCTGAGATTGGCTTTCCTGACATTCAGCCGGTTTTCTTTCTGGGTCAGGCGATGTTCGTGCCGCACTACTTGACTCCGCATCTTTGGGTTTCGTATGGCAACGTCAAGCTGACAACAAAGAACCTGATTGAGCGAAACGCGCAAGCTGGCACTAGTTATTTATGGGTCAGACCTTGGATTGAAAAAATCTTCAAAGACAAGGACATTTTTACAATGAAAGAATCACAACTTAAAGAGGCGCTTATTGCATGACACTACAAGTCGGAGAATCAGTTACCAACATTCAATTAAACGTCAGCGAATTGCAAAAGCAATGTGCTGGATTTAAAGTGGAGCTGGATTGCGTTGTCAATCTTGCAAAGCAGATTCAGGCTGACGCATCCGTTTTGATAGACGAATGGGAAGGACAAGATGAAACCAGTAATCGACGAGCAAACCAGCGACCTATTCTTGGAGGAATGGCTGTGCGACCTACTTGCGGATCCTGTAGATATTTCAAC